GACTATATATACCTTCGGGCGTAAACGAGGGGATATGTTCTTAAGATGCATTAGACATAACACCGTTACGATTGCTGAGGAGACGGAAGATGGTTGGGAAGATCGTGATCTGGATGCCGTCGCCAAGCCTAAGTTGTTTGGTAACATACCTTATCTTGGAACCTCCACGCTCTATAACGGAGAATTCGTAGAGCTTATATTTACACGTGATAGTGTTACCATCACTGAAGCACAGAATAACATTGAGAGAGCAGAAGGATACCTTGCTCATAAGTACGGTGTATCCAAACTATTGTATCAGACAGATCATCAATATTATTTAGACCCCCCCAGAATTTAAAAAGGAGAATTAAAAATGGCAAAGAAAAAAGAAAAGAAAAAGGCAGCTACAGCTAGTGCTAGTGCCAAGCAGGTTAAAACTAGGTACGTAGCACCTAAGCGTAAGGCAGGTAAGTCTAAAAAAACTAAACCTGCTGCAAGAGGACGTTAATATGAGTGCTGAAGATGCGTGGGAAACTGACCATGGTCATAAGAATGGCGGGACAAACGGATGGGCTGAGTATAAACGCTTGGTCATCCACGAATTGAAGCACACAAACATTAGACTAGATAGATTAGATAAAAGACTAGCAAAAATTGAACAAAGAATAACGATACTACAAACTAAGGCAGCTACGTATGCTGCAGGTATCGCTATTGTAATTTCTGGAGGCGTGAGCTTCCTACTAAAAGTCCTATGACTCGGGGGAACCGAATTATCAAAAGGAGATATTGAATGGAAGATTATCAAGCACCGTTGGGTGCATCACAATCAGTGGAAAAACTAGCACAAATGCAAACAGAACAAGCGAACGTAACTACTCATGATGACATGGGAGAGCAACGAGAGCGTGTGATGTTCGAGAGGCATGTTGAAACCAACGGGGAGAAGATTCCTCAGAACTTTAAGACAGCTGGTGAATGGTTTGATTCCCTAAAGGAAGCACAGAAACAATATACACAGGGGCAGCAAGAGATTTCTGCTCTTAAGGAACAGTACTCTAAAGGCGGGGTAACCAATCCTGATTACGTAGAGGATGCAGTAGCATCAGAAACTACAGATCAGATGGAGACACCTAATATTACTGGAGAAGAGGAGTTAAGGTTACAAACTCCTGTTGAGCCAGAGGTAGTCCCTCCACCCGCATTAAGCGGAGAGCTTTGGGACACATGGTCTTCAGAGTTCGCTATAAACGGTGGGTTATCTGACGAGACTTATCAACAGATACAACAAGTAACTAATTTCCCACGTCAAGTCATTGACGATTACATCAGTGCTCAAGGAGCCAAAAGACGAGAGTCTTTTACTACTGCAGCAGGTCTAGTGGGAGGACAAGAACGATTAAAAACTATCTTTGACTGGGCGGAAAGCACATTGAGTGCAGACGAACAGGCACAGATTAATTTAGGACTAGCTAGCAACACCTACGAGGTAACACTCCGAGGTCTTGCTTCTATGTATGATCAGAAGTCAGCAGCCGCTGTCAAAAGTCAGGAGCCTTCAACAACTCCTGGTTTAGAGAACGTCGCTGCTTCTGAGCAAGGTTTTACAGGGTATAAAACCAAGCGTGAATTCTCAGCAGACCGCAACAACCCTCGGTTCGGTGTCGAACCTAAGTTCCGAGAGGCTGTGGAGCAGAGAATGATGCGTACTGATTTCAATACGCTGTCACCGTAAGGAAGACGGACCTTACAAACAGGTAAAGGTTAAGTGTGAACAATCCCTCCTGAAAAGGACAACGGATATTCACGAGTTACTGGAACCGCATGATAGAAGGACTCATTAGAACAATCCTATATGTGATGTTAACTACACCGTTATTTTAAACAGTAAGAAAATATAGGAGGATAAGCACATGCCTTATTCACAATCAACAGGGAACGATGTTGGATTCGCCAACATGCCCTATCGTGCAGGAGATGCACTAGCAACATCAGGAGTTAACCCTCCTGGTAAATTATGGATCCCGATTTGGTCGGGCGAGGTCATCAATGCGTATGACCAATACAATAAGTTTGAGGGAATGGTAGATTCCAAAACTATTTCTAGCGGTACTACAATGGAATTTCCCATTACAGGTACTGTATCACTGAAACCGGCTTGGTCAGCAGGTGAGGAACTCATCGGCGGCGAGAATGCTACAGCGACAACATTCCAGGTTAAACTGGATGCTCGTCCTATGGCAGCTCACTTCGAACTAGATAACATCGACTTGATGGTATCTCAGTGGGAGTACCGAACAGAGCTTGCACGTCAAGCAGGTATGACTTTGGCAAACACACGAGATAAGCAGATCGCTACTTATATTGCTCGTGCAGGTGCTGAAGATGCAGCATCTGGTGACCCTCGTGGTACATCATTGATGCATCAGGGTTTCTATTCTACAGATTACAACGAAATGGCTTCGTTGGCTGCGGCTGATTCTACAGCTGCAACAACAGCTTGTCTATTGCTTCTCAAGAATATTGAGGACTGGATGGTTCACTTGCAACTAAAAGATATCTCTACAGAGGGTGTCTATTGTGCAGTAGAACCAGGTACGTTTGCTAACATCCGTGCTTTGGGTGTTGCTCGTGAAGCTGTTGACCTCGGCGGTGGTTCTGCAACGAGTGCTTCTGAACCATTGTTCGCTGGCATTGCTGAGCGTGGTGGTCTAGGTAGCAGCTTGGCTGGTCGACCGTACATTGAGGATACTCTCGAGTACATGGGTTGTACAATCTGCAAGACTAATCACGGACCATTCGGTATAGATTATGGTGTAGCAGGGGATGCGAATTCTATCGGTGAGGGTCGTTATAATCTTAACTTCCTAGGTGAAGATGCAGGTTTTGTTGGTGAAGACCTTACCACACTTCCAGTATACTCCGCAGCTCCTAAAGCTATCCTATGGCAACGCAGCTGTGTTGCTGCTATGAAGCTTCAGGGTCTTAAGGTTGATGTTGTTGACGACGTTCGTCGTAACACCACGTTCACCGTAGCAAGCATGATGAGTGGTACTGGCGTACTGCGTCCAGAGTGTGCTGCTGTTGTTTGCGATGTTACAGATGCTGGCGGTGCTGGAACACCAACAGTAGGAGCGTCACGAGCTCACTGTCGTGAAGCTTGGGGAATGACACAAGAATATGTGAAAGCATAAGTAGTTTATAATTAGAAACCTGAGTTCCCTCCACAAGGAGGGGACTTGGGTTTTTTCTACAGAAGGAGATAAGAAATGGGAGTAATTACCAAACAATCGGCTGTGAATCACATGCTTTTATTAGCAGGAGAATCCACTGTCAGTAGTCTAGATAACGATGCTGGTATAGATACAACAACAGCTGTATTTATATTGAATCAAGTTATACAGGACTACCTACTAAGAGGTACGGTGGGCAATAGGTCTATTGTCAAGGTAAAACTTGATGTAGAGGGTACTATAGAGCTGGGGAGTGTAGGTAATTACCCTATCATGTCAGCGGAACTTATATCTTATCATACAAACGATGATCAGATGCTGATTCAAGCAAACATACGAGGTATAGATGGAGATTCTACACCCCATCTATGGAATATAACAGACAATAAAAGTTCATGGAAAGCAAATACAGAGTACACACTAGAAAAAATACTAGAGCTACCTTGGGAAGATGTGGATACACCCTATCAGCGAGCTATGATGTCAACTGCTGCTCGACAGTATCAGTTAATCATGCAGGGTGACGCAGATCTAGATAAATATCTAGCTAATGCAGAATCGGTACACATGACCAAGGCTAGGGCAGCTAATGCAGATGATAAAAGAAGGCATGTATTTGACCAAATCACAGGCTTAAGTAGGGACGCTATATCACGACAGGGATATGGAAGCGACACCTCAAGGTTTAGATTCTGGAAAACGAGTACCCAATAACTATAAGGAGTATATGATATGGCATCACAAGGCATGAGATCTTTCTTTCCTGTGCGAGTAGATATACCTTCTTTATCAGGAGGGGTGGGGCGAGCAAGCCCAGCAAAAAGAGTACCTACGGAATCTGAATCTATGGATAACATAATCTGTTCTCTAGAGCACTCAGGAGAGAAGAGGCAAGGAGCAGAATTACTTAAGTGGAACGCAAATTATCCTGAAAACGTAACCGGAAGATTGACTGAGCTATCTCATGACCCAGATGACATGGGCGGTCCTCTCAGGAAGCTGTGGTTCCATTGGTTCAATGTCTCATCCGATGCACGATATCTCATATCTGTCGACACGTCATGTACCGTAGCAGTAATGGCAGCTGACTCGACGAGAAAACTATTGACAATACATCGTGTAGACAAGAATGGTGAGCTGAACCCTCAAACTATAAACGAGGATTGGATAGCGAACGAGGATAATATCAATTACTTAACCCATAATCCAGATAACAAGCCAGCTGAGGAGATTCTAAGGGCGGTATCTGTAGGTTCTACAGTTCTTATCTTGAATAAGGAAGTCAAGGCGGGGTTCTCTTCTGACGAGGATGCAGACGGGCATAATATGGATGGGGTAAAGGACTTAAGTCTTGATGATCTTACTGGACAGGAAGTAGAGTACATGACAGCGTACACTGTAGATCCGGATGGTGAAGCAGAGATATGGACAGAGTTTACTCAGTATATCGCAGGAGATACTTGTTTCGACCCTAAAGACCTGCTATCAGATCTATCAGAGGACGATGGGACAAGCTACCCTGATGATTATGATAGCTTGAGGAAAGGTATATGGAAAGTTAAGGATCAAGCCCCTGATATTGTAGGACCAGATGGGTATGGGACCAAAGTTCGTAGACCTTTGCACGGTATCCCGCTTGATCAAATGAATTTCTCACCAACATGTTCGAACGACAACCATATGACAATGACTCATTGGTCAGGCGGCGGGATAGCCAAGCCAACCTCGTCAACCATAACAATGGTTGTCGACGGTGAGGTGCTAAAGGATGGCGACAGTGACACCGAAAATGTTACCGATTGGACAGCAGCAATGGACGGTGGTGTGTCGGGATTTTCAGGTTCTCCACCTGTATCTACCTATAACGGAACTCGTCTTAAGGTACCTCACTGGTTACACACAAAGGAAGGTACAACCAAATTCCCACGTGTTGTTTTTGATAACACCATTGCTTGGAACGGGGCTTACAACGGTAAGATATGCGTGATAGAGCATGCTACAAGTACATCAGGTAGAATGCGACCGCCAGGTGCCTCGTACGGATCGTCGGTATTTCTTAAAGCGTTTGGAGAAACTGGTTGGGAGGCAGGAACCGAAGACTCAGGAGACAGACCTTGGGATCCAGAGAATCCTTATGTGAATCCGTACCCAGACGAGAATGAGGCATACATGAGCCCGGGTCAGGCATATCTGGTGATAGGGGTGAAGGGTAGTGAGATTACTACAAAGCAAGCACTTACTAAACATATTGTATCTACGTTACAAATTGGTTATGAAAAAGGATTGTTCCATATTACCACTGAAGTTTCGGCAGGTTTGAATGGGTGGGAAATGGAAGGTGTGTACACGGCACAGAACTGGGAACGAGATCCCGAGGATGAAGACGGAGTGGACGAGGATGGTAATGATATCGAGGGCTGGGGAAATGAAGAACGAGCAGATGAGTGGGCAAGATGGACTGATTTCATCAAGGTTGCTGACTACTTCTACCCGAATCCAGCTAAGAAATTCTTAGGTCAAGCTATATCGGCATTCACAGATCTTAAGTTTCCTCCTGATGAATCAGATCTTAACGCTTTTAACGGTAAAGCCAACGTTAAAGAAATGATAAGAGAGTTGTATCCCGAGGAGTGCGAACATCAAACTGGTAACGATAAGGGTTTAGGCAAAATATACTACCTCAGTCAACAGTATCTCGGATTATCCGAAGGTTACTATAGAGTGAGGAGCGTAACAGAACAACCCTACATTCATAAGATAAGAACACCAGATTTAATGGGCGTTATAGATAAAAAAAGAATGCCACGACAGCTAGCACTAGAGGATTTTAGTGAGGATGTAGAGGTTATAGATAACCAATGGACTATACGGGAATTAGACTGGGATCCCAGAGATTCCGGTAGTATTATAGCTAACCCAGGTCCCTCGCTATTCCATGATGGGGACGGCAAGGCTATACAACGCGGTCTATCCGCAATGGCTTTCTACAGAGGTAGGTTATTCTTAGCATCCGAGGATATTCTTGTTTCTTCTAGGATTAATAACTGGGATAACTTCTGGGTAGATAGTTCTTCTACAATAGGGCTATCAGACCCGCTAGACTTGAGAGTATCATCTAATGCTTATACACCTATAACTTATCTACAACCGTACAGGAGTTTTTTATTCCTAGCTACAGAAGGTAGTATACAATACGAATTAATAGGTTCAGAAAATCAGATATCTCCGCTAACAGCTGAGATTGCACCAACATCCTTCTATAGTATGACACAAGATGTGCAGCCTGTTCTACTCAACAATAACTTATTCTTTTTAGATGATCAAAAACTATATATATACTTCGGAGAGCAATCTGACTCACCTCAGAATGCGATGGAAATATCTATCAACTGCCCTGAGTATATTCCTAAGAATTTCAAGTCTCTTGCCTCATCCTCTGTAAATAATACGTTATTCATAGTAGACGCGGATGCTTTGAATCATGTTTACTGCTATACCAACAGGGTCAGCGGAGATTCTCTTGCTCAAAATGCTTTTTATAGATTTGTATTTCCTAGTTCATGGTCTATTCAAAGCGTAAGTGCTATTGATGATTACTTATACATGGTTTGGCAAGAAGAAGGCAAGGTTGATGATGATGATTACTATACAAGTACAAACATAGGGCGTATACTTATACAAAATACTGATCTAAAGAAGCCTCGTATGGATTCTTTGCTTAAATATACAAACAGTGACCTACTAGCAGATGCAGTGCATACTGGTGGGTACACTTTTTGTGATGTCAAGAGCCCCACTGATGATTTAGATTTTGCTGTGTTCTTAGATCCAGACCACGAAGGAGATTCGACCACCTTAACAACCATAGTATCCACATCTAATGCAGATGGCTATGTAAGGCTGTCTTTAGAAGGCAGCCATGCAGAAAGCCTCAACTCAACAGAAGGATTTTATATAGGGAAACGATTTAACCTATCAGTAGAGCTATCCCCTGTCTTTTATAGAGACGATAAGATGGACGCAGTCAACGGAACACTTAACCTCAGGTACGGTATGTTTAGATTCCGTAATTCTGGAGACTTTAGTGTCAGCGTAGCTCGTAAGGGAAGGGAAGCTAAACTAACGAAGCATGTTATAGACATTGTAGGACAGAGGGCAACTCTGGGCTATGTACCTTATGCAGAATTCGGGGTATTTAAGGTACCTGTACTAGGTTTTAACAATGATCTTGTAATTAAGTTGGAAAGTAACTCAGTACATCCTCTATCTATCTCTGATATTGAATTTGCATGCAAGTTTAAATTCAAGATGACTTCATTGGGAGGAATGTAATGGCTAATAATAATTCAGAAGCTATTACGTTTATTAAATTTGCTGCTGGAGAGTCCGACGACCCCTTGGGGTTATCTTATTCATACAGCTCTATAGACCTTAGCTCTAGTTTTATTGATGAGGATCAATTAGAGATCATAAGAGTTTTTGATATAAGTACTGTACCAGAGTTAGTCACTAATGCTCCTACGGGTAAGGAGTTAGAAGGGATATATTCCTTACCTTATGTAGCTATATCAGGAAGTTCGATGTATACGGTAGATGCTTCGACACAAGAAATTACATTTAGCACCTCTGCTTCCGACTTTATATGGACAGCGGCTGTTAACGGACGGGGAGGGGACATCGCTCTACCTGTGTTTGATTACATTACTGATGTAGTGATAATTAGAAGAAAGACTTTTTCGTACTCACCTAATACAGTGTGGGTAGATGGCTCTAAAATTACCGCTGCGGGTTTGAACGCAAGAACTTCACAACTAATGCAGCTTACGCAGGAGATGAGGTCTATTCTCTTGAATCCTGAGTTATTCGATTATGCTTTAGGTGCGGCGGAGGGTGTATGTCCATTAGATGCTAACGGAGTTGTCCCTCTAAAACATATTAGCGAACAGCTAGGTGGTGGTGGTATCTTGGCAGTGGATTTATCTACTAGAGACTTGACAGAGTTGAAAGATGTTGATATAACTTACCCTATAACCGACGGAGATGTTATATCTTGGGATAACGCTTCGCAAAACTGGATCAATATCAAGCCTCTCTCTAAAACTGTAGATACCAGTGGGGCAGATAATCATTCGGTACTCATATGGGAAGACTCGACTAGTACATGGCAGCTTAAAACTTTTGAAATGGAAGATTTGACAGATGTTAACGTAAACAATGCAAGTTTAGTACATGGTCAGTTATTAATGTACGATGACCCTGCCGTAAAATGGCAGCCCACTGATCTTGTGTATTATACAGGTGAAATTGACGGGGTTAGCTATACAAATGAACTCACCCCAGCCCATGTACTCACATGGAACACTACTACGAATAAATGGGAAGCTAGGGTAAGACCTGATGTTACTTACGAGGTGTTTAATCTTAATGACACTTCTCTGTTTGATCTCATGGACGTAAACCCTAGACTTGAGGGACAAGATCCTTACGAGGGGGTAGTAGAGGGAGATATCCTCTCCTTTTTCTACTGGGATGGTGTCAGCCCTCAAGGAGGGTGGAGAGCTCAGAGTATAGACACGTGGGACTGGAATAATTGTTGGAACGGTGACGATGAGATATTAGATCCGTCTCATATTGGTTACACAGGCGGTTATCAGGGACCTATAATGTGGCGATGGCATGATTCTGGGTGGACACTTTACTGGCAGGAGGGACTTGCTCAGAAAGACCATTATCAGTTACCAGACGGGTCTGAAGGACCTTACAGAGGCTCCTTTAAAACAGGTCCTATGTTCGCTCCGTTTAACTTAGAAGCCGTGGGTTCAAAAGACATTGTTAATTGGGCACAGGCTGGCACTGTTGACGGAGTTGACTTACCTGGTCGATGGACAGTACAGCCCTTGAACATGAATCACTTGTCTGATGTTGATGCACGGGTGTTTCCAATAGATCCAGACGGAAATCCTATATATAACGAGGGTTCTGAGTACCCTGACACGGGGTCTTATTTAGTATGGGATCCCCAAAGAGAGAAATGGAGGGTAGAAGACCCCCCTGAAGGAGGAACGTTTGGAGACGCTCCTGTATACCACACAGCTAGTTTTAAATTCAGAATTAGGGACGAGACCGGAGGGGATAATGTACTATGGTCACCTTCTAATCACTTTGCAGGATGTTGGATGGAGATGTGGACTAATCCTTTTACTAGTATAACTATAGAAAGCTGGTCACTGTTCGCTAACGCTAATTGTAGGTGCAGATGCAGGGTGTATAAAACAACACTTGCACATTTTGGTAATATCTACAATGAAGAGGATAAACCTGGCGGTTTAACAGCATGGGACAATGTAACTTATAATGACCTTGACAATAGTCAAAACCATAAATCACATTATGTCCTGGGATTTGGTCAAGGCGGTGGGTCTCAGCCAGGTTACGGTAAGAAAAAAATAAGCTATAGTTTTCCCGACGGGAATTATTACTTCGAGAAAGAGACCTTCGTTAAAGATGATATGATTGTAGTAGAATTAGAGAATTTTATACGAGCAAACGGCAATCCAACAAATCAATTACACCTAGAACTTAGATTCAAGATAAACATACTATGATTTCTAATAGAGATGTTATTATTTACGACCCCGGAGATCTTACAGATGTCTTTGGTTTCCTAGAGTACGGTAATATAGCTTTAGAAGACATAGACACAGACGAAAATCAGCTAGAAGTGGTCAGGAAATTTGATATTACTGCTCTGGAGGCTACATTAGTAGGACTAGGAGAACCTGTTCTAACAGGAGCAGAAAAAAGAACTCTGTTTACCTTGCCGAACGAAGATACTTCGGGCAGTTCAATGTATATTGTAGATTCACGACAGAAAACTATAGTTTTCTCTAAAGATACCGAAGATTATTGGTGGCAAGGGTTCGGTGTTCATCACTCACGTACATATAACTTGACGCTTCCATTGCCGACGAGTGATGATGTAATAATAATACGACGAAAGACTCCTGTGTTAAACCCCGCTGTTGTTTGGAGAGATTATGACACCCCAACTAGCTTAAAATTCAATGCTGACTTTGAACAGATATTAAAACTCACTAGGGAAATAAGGATAGAGGAGGAGGAGGACGGCTACTTTCGTTTCCATAGAGGTGCTAGAGAAGGTTATGCCCCCTTAGATGAAGATTACTTAGTGCCTGATAATAAGTTTCCGTCTGGGATAGGACCGACAGGGGTACCTTTATCTAATAATTTAGAAGGAACACGTGTAGAAACCTTTTCTGACGTACTGGATATACTTCCGGTAGAGGGTTATGATTTTGCATACTTAGCACAATATGACAAATGGGTACCTAGCTATCCTTTTGAGAGTATTGACAAGTTCGATGGTGGCATTCTGAGATTGGTCTGGTATGCTAGTGGATGGACTGGTGTAGGGTACAAGATTAACTACCTTGGCGAAGTCTTAGCCAAGAGAGATAGGACAGGGGACGGAGCTATGTACCAACCAGAGACAGGTGAAATACTCCAGTGGTATGATGTAGCTAGTCAGGACTCTCCTCACTCTGAAGCAGATCAGTGGGGATTAAGCGGAATTACTGTGGTTAATAACGAACCGTTAGAACCCGGTGACCGATGGAACTTAATGTGGAGTACAATTAGTAACAGGTGGTTAGCAAGCTCTATTATTATAGACGAGATGCCTGTATATATATGGGAAGATGAGGAACATCTTTTAACAGCCATTGGAGATGTAGAGGATAATTATATTGATCCTCTAGGAAGGATAGTAGATCAACCAGGGAATGCAGATGTAGTCATGTGGGATAGCACGGCAGAAAAGTGGAGGAGTAAACCTGGTAGTTCCTGGACTGGAAGAAGCAACTACAGGGGAAGTGCTACGATTACAGATCCCACTGATCCGGGATATACAGCAGGATATACTGGGGATGACTTATGGCAGTTCTACAAAAACGGATTTGTTATGTACTGGCACAAAGAATTATTTCCTAATAGTCCTTATGAAGACCCGCAAGATCCTCTGGAATGTGGTGCTTATACGGCAGGTCTTCCTTTGTGTTGGGATCCTCAGATTGTAACAGATCAGGGTAATGTAGGTGCACACGTAGAACTGAATGGTGGGTACTGGTATACATTTACCATGCTTTATGATCAAGACGGGGAGACTCACGAGGTTACAGAAGACCTTGAGAGGCAGTATAACCCCGTACCAATTCTAAGATATATAGACGGTGTCCTCCGGTTAGAGAAAATGTACTTAAAAAACATGGGTAAGGTGGGCGACCCTGTAAATGGTTACTGGGGTGATAAAGGATTAGTACCTGTAGACGGGGCATGGTTAGAATTTAAAAACCCAGATAATAATAACCAAGGTTATTGGGCACCTAACAGATACACTACAGATACAATGCCTACTAATCAAAATGTTACAACATACTCTATGAATATAACCCTCGATACAGAGTACCATAGAGCCTCCAATGTTACGGAGGGGCTTAACTTGTGGGATACGCTGAGTACTAACACCACGGGATCAAATGTTGGGGTATATAAGAATATAGCCTCTTGTGCCCAAATAGATCTAGAGTCATATTCTCCTGGTCAAACATCTGCATCATACTTAGGTGGAGAAATGTGTGTCAATTCAGATTGCCGTATAACTCATTACGCCTTTAGGGATATGTCAGAGATATTGAGATCTATGGATCGAGGTCCTAACCCGTACCCAGACCCTAAGAGCAATAGAATAGCTGACCATCAGAATACAGGGTATGGTAACACACCTACTTACTTTGGTGGTCTCTTTAAGTTAGTTAACCCCAATCCTGGGTACGCCAACTACCAGCCCTATTCACCACGAGTAGGATGGATTCCTTCTGCACAATCAAGTGTTGGTCTACGACCAACGGGTGACATACACCATGGCTATTGTGAAGACGGACCGCCAGGGTACTCCGATGATAACCAACCTGGTAATTCTAGTTACTGGGAACGGCGATTGATATACGCCTTTGAGAAGTTTAGAATATATAAGGTAGAAAGTGGGGATATTACAGCAAATGTGTTACCAGAAGAAGAAATTGGACATGAAGATTACGATGTCAATGACGGACCAACTCAGACAGCTCCTATTTTGCATACCATAACAACCGTAGGATCGGTAGGCACAAGCTTATCCTTGGCAGATGGCTATACAGGCACCTGGAAATCCTTACCTAACAACGCAAATACAAACCTTTTGAAAGGGGACAGGATAAGGGTAAGGGCGTGGATGCCTACTAACTATGAGAATGCGGGACCGCTTGACATACCTCACGATGACGATGCATGGGATCACAACCCTAGATACGGGGCATGGCAGGACCCAATCCCAGCACAATCACTCGCTGAGATGGTAACAGTGCACTCAATAGCAATGGCAAATATATTATTTAAAGTAGAAAACACAGAGGATGGATATTAATGGAACACGATAAACAAAAGTTATTACAGCAGTTACTTATTGACTGTATGTTAGAAGATTTAAAAGACCCCGATAAGTGTACACCTGGTTTATATCAGGTAGTACGGGGTGTACTAAACGATAGTAAACAGGATATAGATGATATACCTAGAGAAACATTATCATTCCTTGAGGAGAGGCTCAGCAATGCTGTGCCATTTAAGAGGGAATCTGCATGAACATACCACAGGAAATGTTAGACGATTTTAGAAATCACCTATGGGCTTGCTTCAAGTACCTAGGACTAGGAGACCCTACAGCAGCACAGTATGCTATGGCAGATGCTCTACAGAACGGTGCTAAGGATATGCAGCTACAAGCAGGAAGAGGCTTCGGTAAGTCTGTTATTACAGCATGCTTAGCTTCTTGGTTCTTATTACAAGACCCTAACACTACTATAATGGTTGTATCAGCGACAGGGAACAAAGCTACGGAGTTTATTTCTATGACCCGTAAGATTTTAGATCTTGTACCGTACTGTGAATTCATGCGACCTGGTGATCATACTACAGATAATGCCTTTGCATTTGACATAGAGTGCAGGACAAAGATTGGACAGGATAAGTCTTGTTTCGCAAGGGGCATTAGCTCTCAGATCACAGGTAGTCATGCTGACTATGTTATTGGAGACGATATTGAAATCGAAGGTAACTGTGAGACAGCCAATGCTCGTGCAAAGCTTTTAAATAAAGTCTCTGAGTTTGAGCAGATACGTAACGTAGGGGGAAGAGTTATATTCCTGGGTACTCCTCAGATTAAGGACAGTATCTATAACCAACTTGCCTCTGGATACCCTGTAACAAAGTTTCCAGCAGTGATGCCAGATAGAAACAATCTATCTGAAATAGAGAATGTAAACGAATGGGTACTGCAATTAGGTATAGAAGAGGGTGAGCCAGTACAACCTGAGCGGTTCCCTATAGATGTATTATTAGAGAGAATGGCAAAGATTGGACCAAAACTATTTGCCTTACACTATAAACTAGATACAACCCTAGCGGACTTTGAGAAGTATCCGTTACGATTATCAGATCTATTAGTTATAGATATGCATCCTGAGATAGCACCAGAGAAACTAGTATGGGCTAAATCTGAACCTATGAAGAGCATGCCTAGCTTTGGTATGAGCGGGGATGTTATATATAATCCTATGTGGATATCCGATAAGTTTGTTCCTTATGTTCAAACAATAATGACAGTAGATCCCTCAGGTAGGGGTAGCGACGAGACAGCTGTGTGTGTGGCTAGCCTAATTAACGGCTATGTCTACATACACGAGCTTATAGGCTATCCTGGTGGGTATGAAGCGGGTGTTCTAAAGAAGATTGCTCAAGTAGCATTGGAGTACAATGTTAAACAAATCAGAGTTGAGTCTAACTTTGGTGATGCCATGTATTGTCAGCTTCTTATACCAGTTGTCAAGAAGTTTTCAAACTCCATTGGAGTAATAGATTTCAAGGTAATGGGGAGAAAAGAAACACGTATACTAGCTGCGTTAGAGCCTGTGATGGCTCAGCATAGGCTGGTATTTAGTAAAAAAGCTATATCTCAAGAGGAGACTCAGAAGCAAATAACAAGGCTGCACGATGCACGTGGTGCTTTAAGGCACGATGATAGGGTGGATGTCCTTGCCTCGGCTATAGCTTATTGGGAAGATTCTCTTGCTTTAGATGTGGATAGGATCATAGCAAAAAACGAGGGTAAGGCAAGGAATGAGGTGATCAAGGATTGGGTTAATGATGATAGACGATTAGGGTTATTCAGTTCTCGATTACAGGATACCTTAACTAAAAATTCTAGAAGGCAGCAACCTGTCTCGAAATGGACAGGAACAAGATTTTATAAAGGAGGTCGCTTATGAGTTATATGTGGCTAGGACAGATGGGGATGGGACTGCTTTCTGGGTACTTGGGTTCTAAAGCAGCAGGTAATGAAGCTATGATGGCTGCTTGGGAGAAGAAGTCTCAGATTGCATGGGGTAATCACCGAGCGACTATGGATTTACTATCCAAGAATAGGAATATAAACAGTCAGGCTGTAGCTCAAGAGGAAGCAGCAACTGAAATACGTAAAGAAGCCTTCGGTACTGAAGCTGAACAGAAGATCTATCTTCGATATCGTTACGATAATATGGATGGTAAGTTCTCAACGCAACACAAGTCGTCTACGGACATGCTTCAGATGTCTCTCACGAATAGGAACATAAACGGTCAAACTAAATACGCTCTGGACAGGGCAGTACGTGAGACAACTATGAATATAATGGTGGATTCAGGTATCAACAGACTAAATGACGAGAGAGATATCGAGAGAACTAGAGAAGCCAAGTTAAACAGTATACAGAGTAGCTACGTACAGCATGAGAAGTATATCTCAACACCAGGAGAACACATAGATCCTGCCGCTATGGGGAAAGCTGCAGAAAAAGTGGCGATGCAGGGAGCTGTGTTAAACACTGGTATACAAGCTGTAGGAAACTTTAGGTCAGAGGGTTTGCAAAACGAGCAGAGTGCTTGGCTAGAAACTCAGAAGTTAGACCTAGAGAAACGGACAAGTGAGTTCGGGGTCGAAACAAAATCCATGTGGGATGAGTTCTTCGCAAGAATGAATTGGGGGATGTAAACCTATGAGAAACGACGACAAAGCCATAGCTGCATTAAACAATATAGCACAGAAGAAAAAGACACCTGTTGCGGATACCAGAAGAGACCCTGAAGAGTTAGCTGGAGACGTAGCTGTCAATACAAAGAATCGTTGGATGCAGGATACTCAGGGTATGGAGCCAGCAAAAAGATCCGCACGATATAAGACAGAGGTTTTAGATAAGGTTCTAATTACTGATAGCAATAATGAAGAGCTACATGACGAGTGGTTTGGTCTACACCCAATGGGTTATAACGCAGGAAGGACTGCTTACGAAAAGGAAACCATGGACACTGTCCAATCTTGGGCAGACAAGAACAAGATAGCCTTAGAAACTGGCATACGAAATAACTTCACCCGTTTTTACAAACCATTATTCCCAGAGATTGATAGGATTTTCAAAAGAAACTCTGTCGAGTTAATGGCTCAACAGCGAGACTGGACAGGGATCACTAGAGTGTTGAGTGTAGAGCCTATGATGGAAAACGTAGATTATAACAACTTGAATACCAACGGTTCCCTTAAAGGGAATGCTCGGGTGATACTAAAGATGAAACAAAACGGGGTTGAAGAGGGACATGAGGTAGATAGTGACGGTGTGATAGTGTACCCTACACCAGAAGGCTTTAGACCTGCATGGGACTTACCAGAAGAATTGGATTTAATAACAGCGTTATATGACGAGATACATACCTTACCTCTTATTGAAAAAAAACTTAAACCTTACTATGATTCCTCTATAGGGAAACGACAAGATGAACACAAGGTATTATTAAAAAATTTATATGATAACAGACACAGGTTACCAGAAGATAGTAAGGATAACGCTGTAATAGACTATGCTTTATCTACAGATAATCCGAATGCTGTGCTATGGGAGGCTATCTATGCAGATACTTTAAGTCAGATAGATAGAGCTTTAAATTTCAAGGATGTAACGAGACTCTGGATGAGCTCTCAAAGAAAATTAAACGACAGGTTGTCGGAAAGGATAAGTGGCGATGCCGAGCGAACAAGACAAATATAAACAAGGCGGATTAAATGCTCCTAGAACGGCTGCTTATTCTAAGCGTGGTGGTTCGATGTATTCAGAGAGTGGGATAACAGGAGGTCAAGTAGACTTTACTATATACCGACCAGAGGGTAACTTATGGGCGGATCTAGCGACTAATATCGCTAAGGCTCTAGGTGACTGGAGGAAATTAGATAGAGCCCGTGAGGATTTTCAACAGAAGAAAGTGACTGCGGAGTATAAAGATGCACAGGAGAGATATAACCATGCTTATGACCTTTTTGTAAATACCCCTGAACTGTTCACTAAAACAAACTCCACTTGGACTGCTCCTGTACCCCGACGTATAACCAATCCCCTACCAGGAGATCCTAACTGGGTTCCTAAGCCGAGTGCTCCTGACGTAATACATCTAGATCCAGAAGAAGAAGAAGAGGATGATAACAATGTTTAATGATAATATACCTGCTGAAACAATGGATCAGATCTATAGTGGATATGGCACAATACAAGAACTACATGATAATATTCCTGACCTAAAGGAAATACCACCCGATATCCTAGACTCCGATTTCATCAGAGCTATTAACGATGTGGATGATACTTCTTCAGGGTTTCTGGTAGAAGAGTATACACGTATGCGAAAGCAACATGAGTACAATACTTCTGTAGGTAGTTGGCAACATGTAAAGCCTGGCGGCATGGCAGCGTATATAAAAGAAAGAATACAATATACAGGAAGACCTCCAAGCGACGAAGTAATTCACGGTGGTGTGTCAGAAGCCTCTATCTATGCAGGAGAGGGTGTTTGGGAAGGTGATCGAATTGAGAACTTCATGATGAGCTTTCCAGGCTCTGACTTTATGGAATTACATGATCCAGAGAATCTAGGTAATTGGCTACCTGATGCGAAGCAGATGTTTGAAGATGCTGTTCGGCAGCACCCCGATGCAGCAGACTTCATCTTCCCTTGGACTTCCTTCGAGAGTCAGGATGAAGAAACTAGGACAGCACGTTATGCTTCAGAGGGGGCAGACTTAATGCACCTCTATAGATTGAATCAAGAAAGAAATAATCAGGTTGCTAAGAACGCAGCACTAGGGATTGTTAATACATCCCCACCATTTACAACCAATACAAGCGGCGGTCCTACTCCCTTTACTGATCCTAAAATGGTCAGTCAAACTAAGGCTGAGTTGGAGCAATTCGTAGTAGATATGTCTGAACATGATGATGAACATCTTGTGGGCTATGTACGACATGTTATGAGAGGAGGTCTTAATACAGATGATGACCGTCTTATGATGGAGGGTGTGGGAGATGTAGAGAGAGCTGAGCACTTTAGGAAAGGTATTAAGAAGTTCAGTAGGGATGTTATATTACTAGAGGAGAGGGTATTCAATGCTTGGTATACAGAGTTCACTTATGATGATGATGAAAGCTGGGATCTAGACGCTGAGATTATTTTTGATATAGCTATGACAGACGGACAGTTAATGAATCTGTTTCCCGATGGGGAAAGGGATCTTGAGTATGACGAAATGAGTTCGCAACAACAAGCTAAATTTAATCAGTTTAAAAACAGAGCATTCATAAGAGAGTTTTATTTTCAAGGGCATAAAAAAATTACTAGCGTCGATGCTATGGCATTAGGGCAGTTACACATGCCTCAATTATTTGACACTAATGATATAGGTTATCTAAAAAGACTATCAGATGAGCAGCGTCTGGCTGAAGCTACGTTCAATCCTGAGCGAGCTGACTGGGGAGATACACGTATAACATGGCAAGCTGCTAGGAATGAAGTTGAACGGCTCTATAGAGAAGATATGACAGAGATCGATGGTTGGATGACTGGACAGCAGGATGTTAATAAACAGCGACATAATTATATAGTCGAAGCTAGTAGAGTTCTCATATCTCCTGAGATAAACTCAGTGGAAGAATTGATAGGTAGTATAAAAACAATACACGATGATCCCGATATGAGTAATCAAATGAAGGGTTTAAAATACGGAGCGATTTCAAAGATTCTAAAGGAGTCTGCTAAGTTTGTAGCTAATTCTGTGGGCAAACGTAACGCTACTTGGGAGAAAGTCAGTATTTTGAAACGGAGGGTTACAGAATCTAAACCAGGTAACAGACAGCCCTCGTCGCTCTCCAACGGTCTATTCGCATTCTCAAGCAACAACAGTACAACAATGAAATCGGAGTCTGATAATCCAGGAATGAACAATGCGAGGCTCACAGTAGTTGATCCTTGGTGGAACAATAAATTACAGAGCATTTACGAAACTATAACCCCCCAACAAATTCTACAGGTAAATCCAACAATATTGGCTTTAGATGGCACACCGCTGAACTATGCAAAGCACATAACAGGGGTTGAGATGAGTCCAGATATGGTTGAAGTCTCTAGGCAAGGGTTTGGTTTAATGTCATCAGGTGAAATAATGATAGGGTCTTCGAAGTGGGAACTAATCCCAGTACTGGATCCAGATACTGGTGAACCGGTACTTGATAAGCATGGGCTACCTACAGAGGAGATGAAGTTAACCGGTGAAGAGGCTGCACAGTATGTCATATTACCTCACGGTCCGATGACATCAGCGGTTATTATGATTGCTGCCATGGAAGCGGAGATTACAACTCCGAGCAACGAGGGGAACCCTGCGATAGCGTCAATAGCTAATCTAATAGCAGAGGCATTCAAGGGATTAAGTTATACTGGAAAAGATCTTGCGTGGGCTATGCAGAACGACCAGCAGGGTGTGGAAGCTTGGAAAAAAGCACAGGTTATTATGGTATCGGCAGTGTCTCAAGTTATTGATCATATGCAAGGAAGACCAGACTTTCAAAAGTTGTTAAGGACGGAACTAGGTATTAATCAAAAGGAATATTCTTCAATAGAGTTATATCTAAATGCCTTTACTCAGAAATTGTCATCTGGAAAAATTGGTGGAACAAGAAATGCCGTTGAGATATGGTATGATGTACTAAAGGATGCTGAGACGCAGGATGGATTCTATGATCGTGTAATGTTTACACTCGATGGAGAAATGAAAGCAATGGGAGACATGTTATACGAAACGGTAACCGTTGGGTATGAGCCTAATGCTGATGCAAGTCGCCTGACCTTCAGACCTGTATTTATGGGACATATTCCACAGGATACTGGTGGTGTATACCAGAAGACGGTACTACCTTATATGGGGGGAGGTACTCAGTCAATTACTACCTTGGGTGACGGAGAGTTCTATTCACAGCCTGGACCTAATAACTCATTCCCAAAGGGTGAAGTAAACCAGAAACCTAAAAGTATAACTACGAATGCTTGGGAACGTATTGCAGACTGGAAGAAGAAAGAAATACTTGCTCCCGCACCTGCGACTCTATGGAGCAGTGCATCGGCGATACATCAGGACTTCGGTCGTTGGGATAAAATGGGTTTTGATTTAAGCGGTATGCACATGGACGATTCTAAAGAACTATGGAATACGGTTGCCGATAATAGCCTAGCATACCGTACGGGCGAGCATCCATTAAAGCAGCTACCAATAGAAATAATTAACTGGGTAAAGGAAGCTCCAGACAAGAACGTTTATGTATATAACCAAATTAGTGGAGATAAGATACAACATACAGGTAGAACGTACAGGAGATCTCAATTAGGTATTCTGTGGTATCTTCAGGGGCTAGCGTCTAATAAACAAACGTCCGAGATAGCTAGAAATGTTTATAACTCCTTGTACCACGAGAAAGATAAAGGCAGAGATGCTGGAAAACAACGGGGAGGGATACGTATAAATATTAAAAGATTCTCCGAGCAAATAAGAAACTTCTGGCTAAGGGGTCGTCCTCAAAAACCACCGATTGCACCGCAATCTATGAATGACGGTGCCACAACACCTTCATTAGAGAACTCTAACCAGATGGCAGCATGGTCTCCAGGAATGGGAGCGATTCCGAGTATGATAGCCCAAATAGCGATGGGACTCACACCAGAGGCTATGGGTATCGGGAGGGAAGAAGATCGTGTGATGGCACTACAAGAGGTACGCCCATCTTCTGCCCGAGGCGGTGCTAGAATAATGGCGGAGCATCTATGGAACCACAACCCTAACGTATATCAACCACTAGTTGGATATACAGAGGGTGATAACAATGACGTACCGCTAGTATCGTCTGGGTTATGGAGAGACGAGAGAGAGGGCTTTTGGGAGCACATGAATCGCAAGGAAGATTACCTAGGTAATGAAGAACTTACTAACGCTAGTTACTCCCCTACAGGGGCTGGTCCTACATTGTTTGCCTACGGTTATCATCCAGAACGTTTAGAAAAAGCATTGTTAGATAACTTCTTACTGAATGATACGTACTCGGAGTACGGAGAGCCTACACAGTTACTCTATACAGATACAATGAAGCGTCTGGGTATGACAGACCGGCAGAATTGGAATGATATAGTGACAGCAATTATTAAAAATAAGGTGGGACATATTTCTCAAAGAGCGAGAGATTTGATATCTGATGGTAAGCCATCTATAGATAACATAACCAAACCTTACTGGTCATCTTGGGGACGTGTAAAACAAGCGTTCTTAGGCGGTGCCCCTCACGATACACATAATTTAAGCAGACCGGATGGGTTTGGCATGAGTCCTGAACAGTGGGCGGAGCAAGGTCACGAAACGATTCAGTTCCAGCAGTATCAGAGATCGTCCACTCATTATGGCTCTGGAGTAGTAAGAGACTCAGAGGACGTAGGTAATTATTTCCCGGGAGCAATGGAGATGATGCCATTGATATTCAACGAGCTCATACAGGCACGAGTTGGAAGATACGTTAACGGGGCGTGGCAAGAGCCACAGATACCGGAGTATCTAGAAGGACTTATAGAACCTAAGATATCTCAAAGAGCGTCCCTCACAAGCGACCAGAATATCTTTCCGTTTTATCATGCACTACAAAGAAATATAATAGATAGAAACGGTACACAGCGGATAAAGGTCTCACAAGGAGGTGTTCCTATGATAGCACCAGACAGTTATATACACGATGAGGAGCGTAATACCGGCGTGTTCACCATGCGTTTTGAAAACCCTGGTGATGAAGGATGGGCACAAGAGCTTACCATCCGAGCACCTTGGGCACTTAACGAAGGATTTTTCGATACTAATTTCGATCCTGAGATAGACAAAAGACAGATATCACAACGAAGTAATTTGCATAAAGATGCTTACATAGGTGGTATGGATATGTTGGCGGGTGTGAAGGACTCAGCGAATTGGCATGAGCGTGACGAGTGGAACAAATCAGCTAATACTAATCTAAGTATGGATACGGCACTACATCCTGAGCACCAAGGATCAAGGACACAGCCAATTATGGTTAAAGAGATAACGTCTGATGAAGAGCTAGAAGAGTTGATCGGTACAGCTGTACATGAACAAAAGATAAAAGTACAACAAGGGGAAACATTATCCCACATAGCTGAGGCAGCTAATGTAACGGTTTCTGACATACTTAAAGCGAACCCTGAAATTAAAGACCCGAACAAGATATCAGTAGGGCAGGAATTATGGATACCTAAACCGAAAGCAACACCTACTAAAATATTGGAAAGAGATAAAAGAGAATCCCCCTTACTTCACACACATGTAGAAGAGTTAGAGGGATGGGCAGCGAAGCCTACCATAGTTGAGGTTGTGGAAGGCAAGAAAGATTACACGGTAGGATACGGACACCTGTTAGACGGCGGCACTAGAAGTAGAAAAGCTTTTGCAGAAGCGTTCCCCAAGAAGAACTATAACCTGTTTAAAGGTGGCGGCGGTAAGCTTAGTAAAGAGGAGTCAAAAGCGTTACTTAAAATAGACCTACCTTGGTATACAGATAAGGCAAGAGATATTACAGAACACTTTGATACATATAGTTTCAACTTAAGAAAACATATTGTGTCGGCTACGTTTAGAGGAATGTGGCAACTATCCCCAGAGGCACGTAGACTGCTGGCAGCGGGGCAATTCAACGAAGCAGCTAAAGAATATTTAAATGCCGACGATTACAGAGATGCAATAACAGATGGCTTACCTGGCGTTAGAATCCGAATGGATAACGTTGCAGACGCTATTAGAGAAGAAGGACAAAGGAGAAATAAATGACCCCAGTTGAACCATTAAATAACGGAGGAGCTGACCCCTATACTAATTACGGGATTTCTGGAGAGATCCTACAGGGAGAGCTACCCGAAGAAGATAAGGTTAAGGACTATGGTAGTAGCCAAGACTGGTCACCTACGGTTGGTCCTGCATTAGGCGACAGTACTACCAGACAGGCTTTATCTACGGGTGCCCCTAGTTTACAAGCCTCTCCAATACATCTATCACAAGAGTCGATGCAGTTCAGTAATGAGTGGGTTGATAAACAGATGCGTGATATAGTATCCACGATTCCGTTTGCCTCAGGGGATAGAGCACAAGTAGACGAAGAGTATCCTAATATATGGATTGACTTACAGAATGGAGATCTTGTACAAGGTAGGATGGGGCTTGATAACGCATTCGCTATAGGCAGTGCGGCAGGATTTGTACAGGGAACTTTCGGAGATAACATCAGGTATGAACAACAGAGTGCTAGGGTTCTGGGGAATTACTGGAAAGAAGGAGGGTGGGGAGAAGGCTCTAAGTACTTCGATATGCCTGACAGATTCAAACCCATATTTAAATTCCTTACAGAGAACGACGAGGGTAATGTTGTTAAGCATATTCCATGGGCATCTGATTATCAATACAAAATAACAGGATTGATACCCTTCAACCCCTTCGATGACGAAGGTATGAGTCTAAGACCTATTGATTTATTCTCTATTCCGCAAGAAGGGTTTACTGTACACAAGGGTATGGAGGAGTTTATAGAGCTGGCTCCGGAAGCTTACACTCAGTATGCATTCGCATTAGGAGCTGTAAAGGTAGAGATGGGTGCTGACGGTGTTCCTCATGTAGTTGCTGATATGCAAAAGATGGTTAAGTTTGCAGGAAATGCCCGTGATGGACATGAGCTTATGTTAAGACTTGGTTCTGTTTTAGAGCTTCAAGCGGCAGGGCGTGTCATAGCAAAATGGGAGAATAATCCAGAGGTAAGTAAGGGTGATATCTTTAGGCAATATGCTAAGGTATTTATAATGCACGGACTACTGGATGATCCTGACTTAGCGGGTGAGATGATAATGTCTGGTATTCTTACGCTAGCGACATGGGGTGTAGGTGGAATATCTACAGCAGCGTTAGCACTTCGGCAGACTAAAAGATTTGGTAAGGTCATAAAGCAAACTAAGTGGCTTAACAAGATGACTCTAAATGTAGGGGACTGGGCTGCACCTGTTCAGAAATGGTCAAGGAATTTCGCCAGGTGGGGTATCGTAGAAAACATACCTACTAGTGTTTTGACGTTCACTCGAGTGGGTAAGTGGATGAAGAGGCAACCGGCGATGCATCGAAATGCTGTAAAGATATTTGCAAACTTTGTGCAAGGTGGTGCATCGGGCGGCATTGCAGAAGTTTTCAATCAAGTTGGACTCGATCGTCATAAGTTGCAAGACGGTATTAACTGGGGATCTGTATACGAAGAAGCATACGTAGAAGCGTGGCTCGGTCCTATCTTAAACCCTGTGCTTGGCGGGGGTATGGCACTCGCTATAAATTCTCCTGGTTTTGTGTACGGACTTGCTATGACGCGGAGCAATAAAAACGTTTCTAAGAAAACTTTTGGTAGTAAATGGAAAGGTTATATGGGGCATATCTTCGGAGCGGGTATAGAATGGAGAGCCAGATGGGCACACTCTGAAGAAAGATTATCAGGATTGTTTGGGCAGTTAAGAGTAGACGGTAAGCCTGTAGATGTCACTAATAATATAGAACTTCTTATATTGATGGAAGATGTCGTCAATAAGAATCACCTAGAAGATCCTGAAGCAATGGATCTGCTAAGTGATATAACCGAACAGATCATCGCCGCCAATAACGAATTAGGTGGTAAGCCTATGACGGATGCCGAGATCAGTATAGAGCTGGCATCAGAGATACTGAAGAAGATTGATAAGGGAGAATTAGAGGCATCGGGAAGAAGCAGGGAAGGCATAAAGGCGATATTGGAAATGAAGCTATCCATGCTGGAGGATTTTAAAAAGAGTGAGAACCAAGTTGAAACAGAAGATGGAACGTTTCGTGATCAGACACTGGATGAATTCTTTGATGATGTAATTGAAACAGGTGAGGGATGGAAATATGTAGACTCAGCGACTAAGGTTTTAGTTAAAGAACGACTTGGAGATGATGCTTATGACTCTGCAGACTCTGCGACTCTATGGGCAGCGGCGGATAAGATACAAGAAGAACTTGACTCAGCGAAGCGAGCTGAGTTTGAGGCATCAGGAACATCAATCAACGATACTCTTTCTGAGATCAAGCATACAGCAGAAGAGCTAACAGGTAAAGACTTCTCTCTAGAGGTAGATCCAGAAGGTAAGGTTGTTGATGCTGATCCTGATGCTGATGCTGAGGGTCCAGATGCTGAGGGAGTAACGGGAGATAAACCAAAGGGTGGGAAGTACCCAGGTGCTCGTAGAGGTTTTATAGATAAGCCCAAGTGGTTAACCGCTGATCAAGTGGATAGAAAAGTAAGAGGAATCATTAAGGAAAAGAAGAAAGCACTAGCCGAAGGACGTAGTGAGATGACTCCTGAACAGCAGTTAGAACAAGAGCGTTTAATTGACGCACTAGAGACTAGTCTGTTTAAACTCGAAAAAGAGTATGAAGCTCTTAACAACTTGAATGGATTGGATGCGGATGGTGTAGCTCTTCAACGTACGGCACTAGGACATCTTGATGATTTTCTAAAAATGAAAAAAGAATATTACGCTAAGCACGGGGAAAAAGAAAAACTATTCATGCAACATTTTGACCCATACCGAGGACACTTTAAAAGTGCTCTTGAGATTGAAGCACTGTTCTATGATGACGATGGTAAGCGAATAGCGAGTAAAATTTCCGTTACCGATATAACTGCAGAACAGATTACTAATCTTAAGGCAGTGAGAGATTATATAGATGATCCGAAGGTTCGTACACTCATCGATGAGATTGTAACTACGCATGAAGCAGGAGTGGGTTCTGTTAAAGTAGGAAGCCTAACCTCTATTAATAAAACGATGCTGAGAAAGAAGAGGGCGGTTCATAAGGAACTGCACGAGTCTGATGCGTATAAGGCTGCACAGGAGGGGGAGAAGAAATACGAAGAGTCTAAAGATAAATTAGAAACACGTAGGTTAATGCTTCTTATGAAAACAAATAAAGAGAAGAGACTAAAGGGTGAACAAGTTTACCTCACAGCAAAAAGCTGGAGACTAGTCTTAGCGGAGCGAGCATCTAAGAAAGAAGCGTTGAACGCAAGAGAGACTGAAGTTGGTGTTATTCAAAAAGAGAAAGAAGCTGCTGGAGAG